GCGAAAGAGTTAAAACTCAACAGGAAGCGGGCCGAAATCAGAGCCCGCGCTCTTAATGGAGGGATTTAAACCATGAAGAAAGACGAAATTATGGCGCTGTCCTTCGAGGGAATCGAAGCGAGAGCCGCCGAAATCATCGAGGAAGTCAAGGAAGCAGACGAGGCAAGACTCGCCGAGCTGAATGAAGAGCTTGACGCGATCAAGGAAAGAAGAGCGGAGCTTGAGAAAGAGCTCAAAGAGAAGAGAGAGGCTGCAGCTGCCGTAGCAACTGGCGCTGGCAAGCCGATCGAGAGCAAGGAGGGCATGATGGTACCGACCAACAAGGAAATCAGAAACAGCCGCGAATACATCGAGGCGTTTGCGAAGTATGTCAAGACCGGCAAGGATGCAGAGTGTAGAGCGCTGCTGACAGAGAATGTCGATGGCGGCGTGGTCCCGGTTCCGGAACTCGTAGAGAGCAGAGTCCGCCAGGCATGGGAGAGAGACGAGATCTTCTCCAGAGTGGCGAAGACATACGTCAAGGGGAATCTCAAGGTCGGCTTTGAGATCTCCGCAACAGACGCAGCAATCCACACGGAGGGCGACATGACCGGCCCGGCCGAGGAAGTTCTGACACTCGGAATCGTGACCATGGTCCCGGCCAACATCAAAAAATGGATCACTGTTTCCGACGAAGTTCTGGCGATGGGTGCCGAGGAGTTCCTGGCGTATATCTACGACGAACTCACATACAAGATCATCCAGAAGGCTGCGGACATCGTTGTCCAGAAGATCACCGAAGCGCCGGCAGTATCCGACGCGGACTCAGTAGGCGTTGCGCAAATCACAGGACCAGTCAGCACTGGCGCTCTGATCGACGCAATGGCAGCACTGGGCGACAGCGCTCAGAACCTCGTAGTGATCGCGTCCGGAACGACCATCGCGGCACTGCAGAAGGCGGCACTGCAGGCGCAGTTCGCTTATGACCCGTTCCAGGGACTGACCGTCATCAAGAAGGACGGCGTGACCGGTGCGATCGTCGGAGATCTGGATGGCGTACAGGCTAACCTTCCGGAAGGCGACGCAGTAACATTCAAATTCGACGACCTGTCTATGGCTGAACACGACATGGTCAAGATCGTCGGCAGACTGTATGCGGCGATCGAGGTAGTCGGCCCGAAAATGTTCGCAGTCATCGCGGAGGATGAGTCGGAATAACGTCGATAATCGAAAACATCGAGGCGGCTCTTTAAGGGTCGCCTCTTTCGTGAGGTAACACTAATGATCAGTGCAGACACCATACTTTCAAAAGTTAATACCGCGTTAAGGCGTACCGGAAACAGCTCGCTGCTAAACGAGGAACTCACAGACCTCATCGAAGCGGCACAGCTGGATCTCGGCATCGCCGGCGTGATAGTTCCGGAAGATCTGGACAAGCTCGTGCTAAAGGCGATCATCACATACTGCAAAATGTCGTCAGGACTGCCGGAAGACTACGACCGACTCAAACGGTCCTACGACGAACAGAAGGCGCAGCTGTCCACGGCCACAGGTTACACAAACTGGAGGGGGTGCCGGTAATGTACGACGGAACTGCGAAGTTAAAAGCATACGGAGCGGCGACATACGACGACGAAGGCAACGAGATCCAGACGGTAACGGAGACAGAGGTTTTTGTCCAGCCGCGCGGGGTTTATTCGTCAGAGTTCTACAACGCGGCCCAGATTGGTCTGAAACCGTCCGTGACGCTGACGATTGCGAACCGCGAAGACTACGACGGCCAGAAGATGCTGGAGTACGAGGGAAAGGACTACGACGTGATCCGCGTCGACTGGTCCGCCCAGCGCGACAGTATCAGCCTGGTCTGCGAGGAGCGTGTTAAGAATGGCTAAAACAGGCAGCGTGGCGATACAGATGGCGGACATCCTCGACGACTACTCGAAGGAAGTCCGGCGGGCAACTGCCGACGCGATCGACGTGACCGCAAAAGAGGCTGCCCGCAAGCTGAAGAACACTTCACCAAAACAGGCCGGCGCGAAACACTCCAGGAGGTACGCGGAAGGGTGGACGGTCAAACGCGAGAGAACCGGTACGGGGATCCCGGACGTCACGGTCCACAACAAGACCAACTACCAGCTGACGCACCTGCTCGAAAACGGTCACGTCATCCGCAACGGCAAAGGCGAGTACGACAGGACGAACGGCATCAAACACATTGCACCGGTCGAGGAGTGGGCGGCGTCAGAGCTTCCACGGGAGATTGAGAAGGAGCTGAAGTGATGAGCATTTACCAGGTATTGCAGAACACGGGTATCCCGTGCGTGTATTCGCATTATAAGACGCCGGACGACGGCGAGCCGGCGAAGCCGCCCTATCTTGCGTACATAGGGAGCGGGCAGAATACGGCGGACGCAGACGACACGCATTACTGGCGCGAGAACTCGTACCAGATCGAGTATTACTTCACGAAAAAAGAAACAGCCAAAGAGACCGCGATCGAGGACGCACTCCTCGAAAACGGTTACAACTACACGAAGAGCGAAGACGTCTACATCGAGGATGAGGGCGTCTTCGTGATCTATTACCAAGTTTAGAGAGAGGAGAAGAAAATGGCCAAAAACAAGGTTGAATTTGGTATCAGCAATCTCCACGTTGGAACCTACACGGTAAACGACCAGAACACCATAGTCATGGGTACGCCGTACCACCAGCCCGGCGCGGTCGGATTTGCTCCGGAACAGGATGCTGAAAACAACGTCGCGTATGCTGACGACATTTCGTACTGGAGCGAATACACCGAGGGGCCGTTCGAGGGAGACCTGACCGTTATGCTGTTCGATGACGAGTTCAAGACCCAGTTCCTAGGTTACGTCACTACGAACAAGGGCGGGCTCGGACAGGTCAAGAACGCGACCAAGCCGAACGTGTATATCGCTTTCGAGGTCAAGGGCGACAAAGAGAAACGCAGATGTATATTCTACAACTGCTCGCTCGGCCCGATCGGAAGAGAGTACAACACCATCGAGGACAGCAAGGAACCGGTCAACGAGACCATTCCGGTTACCTGCATCGGTGACGACGCTTCCGGGCTGACAAAGGAAACACTGAAGCCCGGAGACAGCGGATACGATACGCTGTTCACGAATCCATCGGCTCCGGGACTGGCATCCGACGGAGATTCAGAGTAAAACAAACGAGGCGGGGCATCACGCTCCGCCTTTTTTGTAGTTAAACAAGGAGGACACAATGGAGAAGACTATCGTTATTGACGGCAAAGACGTCAAATTAAACAACAACGGCGCGTGGGCCATCGAATACCGGGACCAGTTCGGGAAGGACATCCTTCCGGTGTTGCTCCCGTTGGTAGCGTCGCTCGCGGAAGGGATCGCTTCGATCATGTCCGAAATGGACACCGGGAACAACGAGCTGAACCAAGCGAAGGTGGCCGAGTCGGTACAGGGCAACGCTATGGACATCCTGCTCCCGCTGATTCAGGTCGAGTTCGTGGACATAGTCTACAACGTGACCTGGGCGCTGGCGAAGAACGCGGACCCGAGCATTCCGGAGCCGAAGAAGTGGATCCGGCAGTTCGACACGTTCTATCTGGACGAAATTGTTCCGGAAGTATACGGACTGATCATGCAAGGGTTCACATCATCAAAAAACTTGAAAAGGCTGGAGGAAGCGCTGCAGACGGTGAAGAGACTCCAGCCGTCACACTAAACGAAATCATACTCGCCGCACTCGACCGCGGTCTGACCATGACCGACGTCCGCTCGATGCAGATCGGGCAGCTCGTTGACTTCTGCATCGACTACAACGACAGGCAGAAAAAAGCGAAGGCTGCAGCCGAACGAGAGGAGAAACGCGGGACGAAACGGCGAGCTACTCAAGCAGACATCAACGCATTTTTTGGATAGAGGGCATAGACATGGCCGGAAACATCAAAGGCATAACTATAGAGTTCCAGGGCGACACCACCAAACTGGACAAAGCGCTCCGGGGCGTCAATAAAGAGACGAAGAGCATCGACCGGGAACTCCGGGCGGTCAACAAGTCGCTGAAATTCAACCCGACGAGCGTCGAGCTGTGGCGGCAGAAACAGCAGCTGCTCACCCAGAAGGTCGAAGAGACGAAGAAAAAGCTGGACATCCTCAAACAGGCCCAGCAGAAGATGGATGCTGACGGGGTCGATAAGAATACGCAGGAATACAGAGAACTCCAGCGCCAGATCATTGAGACCGAGAGCAAAGCGAAGCACTTCAAAGGCGAACTTGACAAGATTGGCAACGCGAAGCTCCAGGCGCTTGGCAACCAGTTCAAATCCGTCGGCGACAAGATGAAGGGCGTCGGCGACAATATGACGAAGTACGTCACCGGGCCGATCGTGGCCGGCGCAGGCCTGTCGGTCGCAGCGTGGAAGGATGTCGACAATGGTCTCGACATCGTGACACAAAAGACCGGAGCGTCCGGGAAGAGCCTGGAAGGAATGCAGCAGTCTGTTAAGAATCTGACCCAGCAGATCCCGACCGACTTCGCGACGGCTGGTGCTGCTGTTGGAGAGGTCAACACTCGATTCGGGCTGACCGGGCAGGCGCTGGAGAAGTTGTCGGGGCAGTTTATCAAGTTCGCGGATCTGAACGACACCGACGTATCCACATCGGTCGACAAAGTCCAGAAGGCGATGGAAGCGTTCAACCTCCCGGCAAGCGAGGCCGGGAATATGCTCGACTTACTGAACAAGGTCGGGCAGGAAACCGGGATCTCGATGGATACGCTGACCGACTCGATGGTCACCAACGCGCCGCAGCTGCAGGCGATGGGCTTGAACGCGAGTCAGGCGGCGACCTTCCTCGGGCAGCTGGAGACGTCCGGTATCGACAGCGGCAAAGCGATGACCGGTCTCAACAAGGCGATCGTCAACGGCGCGAAGGAAGGGAAGACGCTTCCGGAGGTCATGAACGAGATCCAGAGCTCCATCGTCGGGGCGACAAACGAGGCGGACGCGATGAACGCCGCGACGGAGATCTTCGGGTCGAAGGCCGGCCCGGCGATCGCTACGGCAGCCCGGAACGGTTCGCTGGACTTCCAGGCACTCGCTTCTTCTGCTACGGATGCGCAGGGGTCGCTCGATAAGACATTCGAGGCCACACAGGACCCAGCAGACAAGTTCCAGACGACTCTGAACAGTTTAAAGCTTGCTGGGTACGAAGTCGCAGAGTCTATGTTTACCCTTCTTGCCCCGGCGATCCAGACGATCGCGGATAAGGTCAAGGCTTTCGCAGAATGGTGGAGCGGTTTGGGCCCGGGCGCGAAAAAGGCCATTCTTATCGTTGCCGGAATCGTCGCAGCGTTGGGCCCAGTAATCGCGATCCTCGGTTCGCTGCTCGGCCTTATCGGCAACATCATAACGATCGCGCCGGTTCTGGCGGGCGCGGAGATGACGATGCTCGGTCCGATTGCTCTAATCATAGCCGGCATCGCGGCTCTGATCGCGATCGGTGTCCTGCTCTATAAGAACTGGGACAAAATCAAGGCGGCCGCCGGAGCGCTGAAGAATTGGGTCGTCGAGAAATTCACGGCATTAAAGACGAAGGTCGCGGAGATCTTCAACAAAGTAAAAGACGCGATGCTGAAACCGATCCGCAAGGCGCGGGACCTGATCAAGGCGATCATCGACAAGATCAAAGGGTTCTTCAACTTCAAGGCGAAGCTGCCGAAGATAAAGCTCCCGCACTTCAGCATACAGCCACCGGGCTGGAGTATAGGCGATCTGTTACACGGCGAAATCCCGAGCCTCGGCATCGACTGGTACGCGAAGGGCGGTATCTTTAACAGCCCGAGAGTCATCGGTGTTGGAGATTCCAAAAGCCCCGAAGCGGTTATCCCGATCGATAAGTTACAGGGCATGATAAACGCATCGAACGCCCAGATGATCAACGCTCTGATAACGGCATTACAGGCGGCGAACATGGGCGGCGGTTCCGGATCCGAGAACACGATCGTGATCAAGCTCGGAGGCGCGACGGTCGCGACGGAGATATTCAAGCTCAACAAACAGGGCAAGTTAATCATGGAGGCATAACATGGCGAGAAAACCGTGGTTACAATACATCACCATTAACGGCTACGACATACCGTACGGGAACAGCTTCACCCCGCGGAAGATCCCGAACATCGTCAACGAGATGGTCACCCTCACAGGGAAGACCGTGGCTGACATCAACGGATGGAAATACGACGACGTAGAGCTGCGCTGGGACACGCTCCTGGACGAAGATCTGCAGAATCTGCTGGCGGCGATCTCTGACAGCCAGTTCGAGGTCACATTCAAGGACATCGACGGGCTGGACCATACGGTCAACGCAGTATTTAAAGGCCGGGCGAACGTAAAGACTCCGATGTTCCACAACGGGGTCACAGTATGGCGGGACGTGAGCGTGCAGCTGTCGTTCCCGGATTGCTACGAGGGATAATATGACGACGATAGCGGAAGAAAACAGAAAAGCGCTGCGACAGGCGGTCAACGTCCTCTGTGGCCTCCGGGAGACTTCGGAAGAGCCGACGAGCATCGTCCCGATCAACTGCGAGGCAATGTACGAGGGACTGGCCAATCTCGACCCGGGTATGCTTCCGGCGACGATCATGGACCTCGGAGGGGAGGGCTTCCGGAACACAGGCGAAGCTGTCCCGATGAAGACGGAGACTGACTCGTACCGGTACGGATACATATCCACCGAGGCGGCAAAAGACGACGGGACGTTCGATAACCCTCCTGGGCTGACCATCTCGGCGGCGACGGCTTGGGAAAACATCACGCTGGAGCTCCGGGGACAATACGGCGAGACGAGGACCATGATGGTGACACCGATCTGGTCCGGAGGGCAGACCACGATATACATCGACGAATGGCTCCCGGGCGAACGCGTATACATTAACGGCGTGTTCCTCGGGAAGGCGTGGATCTGGGACAACTCGAACATCATCAGCGCGAATCTCGACCTTCACGGGGTCGGCACGGAGATCGGAGGGGAGCTGGAAGTCAGCTCGATCGATATACAGGCGTACGAGCCGACGGACTATACGGACATCATCGGACGGATCCCGACCGGAGCCCCGATCTGGTACGCCGCGGGATACGACGGTGATATGTCAGAACGCCGGGACTTTTACCTGTCCGAGCCTATAAGCTGGGACAACAACGTCCTGTCTGTTAATGGACAGGACGCATCTATGCTGCTTGACGAAAATATGGTGGCAACCGAGTCGAATTATACCGATTACGACGTTGACACAATCATCGAGGCGAGGATTCGGAAAGCATTGGAAGATGTCTCCCACGAAGAGCTCGGGACCGCTCCTGAGTTGCCAATGTCAACGGCCAGAGATTACGTCCTGTGGGAAGCTGCTGCCCGGTCTGTGATAAGCCAGTTTATGAACGTCTATAACAGGGCGGACATCATCAAGCCGATATATGTCGACGCCGGGAGACCGGTCCTGTACTGGGGCGTGGTACCGAACAGATGGACGATATACGCCGACGAGATCGCGGAGCTCGACACGATCGTCGAACCGAACGTCAACACGATCAAGGCGACTATCGAGGAGTATTACGACAATTACAACGGGTCAATCGCAACGGTCAAAGCGGTCGCGGGAAAAACCTACTTCGTCGAGGCAGAAAACCCGATTGACGGCGTCCAGAACGTCAACATCACGCCGACGCCAGCATCGGTCGAACTGTTGGGCGGGACGACGATCAAGTTCGTTGCAGCTGCGACGACCACATACACGGTCGCCGGGTACGAAGTGTTTACCAACCTTGTGAACCCATACAACCCCTACACGGTCCGAAACAAAGAGAAGGGTATCGAGTACAAGTTCGACGAGCCTATGCCGATCATGGATGCAAACATCGGCTCCGGCACGGCGCGCTCCCTTGCGGGGCTCCTGGGACGGTCAAACATCGTCTACGAATTCCAGTACAGGGGCAAACCGCACATCC